AAAGCCACCTGACAGCAATACCAAACTCAGGGCCGAATTGCGTAGCCGAGTTGCCGGCATTGTTTGACCCCATGTTTAGCTGCTGATACGCCGAGCCAGTCCAGATATATACCCGCGCAAATGGTGCAGCAGCATAACCGGCAAGACCAGCGTCAGCATTCAGCGGAGAGGCTGATAAGTCGGTCAAAGCGCCATAACCCACGGCATTCGATTGGCCGCGAATATGTAGCCGATAATCCCCCGGCGTGATGCGATAGCGACCAGCGGAGATTACCCCGCCAGAGGCGCAGCTATACGAATCGGATACCGGAGAAGCCATTAGCCGTTAACGTAAATCGGCGCGGTGAATGTGACCGAGTAATTCCCGGCTGTACTGGACACAGTTCCACCGAAATCAACGAAAGCGACTAGCTGATCGGTTGCAGCAGAGCCAACTACCTTGTACAACCAGCCACCGACGGCGGTAATGGTTGAGCCAGTCCATGCGTTCGGTAGATCGGAGATCGTTACCGGAGTGCGGTCATTCGTCGTATCAACTGAACCAACTGTTACCGTTGCGGTTACGCCGCCTGCCGTATAGCCAGTGCCAGTTACTTCATTGGCGATGTCATCACGGAAGTCGTATGCATCAAAGTTAGCCTCAGACGGTACAGATGAAACGAGTAGAAACTTGTAGGTTCCAGTGAAGTACGCATCAGCCATTCGCTTGGTGAGCGTGAGAGAGTTTGCAGAAGCCATGTGTTACTCCTTTATTTCTTAAAAGACTTGATTGAATCAGCCAGCGCGTCGGTCTTCTGGTTTGAACCGCTGGAACTGCCGAAGAAATATCCGATTACTTGGGCTGCGTTATTGGCTTGGTAGCCGACCAGAGTGCCGACAAAACCGCAGATTGCACCGAACAGCACGGGGTCGATTGACACCCCTCCGAGCAGAATTTGATAGCAGCCGAAAAGGACAAGTCCGATGACAAGGGCGAATGAAGAAAGCACTGCGATGCCAAGCCAGAAAACTTTGTCGTCACGATATTTGCGCGCATCTTGGACATCACTAACATACAGCTTGGTTTCTTCAAATGCGAGTCGTCTGATTTCGAGTTCATTTGATAAAACTGCCTGCTTGAATTGGAGTGCGAGATTCGGGTCGATAGCAATCGCGTTTGCGGCGGCATCGGGCGTATCCAGTCCAGTTACTTGTTGAGCAATGTCCAGCACCTTGCCGGCCACATCAGCCGACTTGGAGCCACCGAAATACTTGATGATCTCTGGTACGTACTCAGCAGCGAGGCTGATAGCGAGAGGAATTAGCGGAGCCATTAGGAACACCTCACCCAAGTCATAACAAATTCATAGACAGAGATACACGCGCCACCGAAGGCCAGCGCACCGACTGCGTACCAAAACCAAATGAACCATTCGGGCATCATTTCATGCCCTCCCACTCGAACGAGTAGTGGTTGCCGTCATTGAATCGACCGCCCCAGCGTGCCAGCGGGTGCTGTTGCTCCCACCACTCGCCAAGTTCCTTGTGTGCTTCGGTGCTGTCCATGAACACCCCGTTGCGGAACAGGTTGAGGTCGATAGCCAACCGGATTTTATGGACGCTCTTGGAGTGGCCGTAGCCCAGCTTCGTGCCGACAGTGCCATGCACGCGCCAGTCGCGGAAGGCATCGCCCAGCGTGACTTGATTGCCAAGTTCAATCGCCTTGTCGATCAGACGAGGAACCAGTGCGGCAAACTCGGATTGGGTTTCGCGTAGGGTCATTTGATGTCGATCAATACCGTGGCGCCGAAATCTTCGGCGGCTTCGATTCTTGCGATAAGGCCGCCGAGAGACATTGCACATTTAAGCGGCCCACCATGGCCCAATACTGAGGCGATGCGCTTGCGGGCGGCGATTTCTTGATTGAGGTCGTACATCTTGGCATCGGTCATCATTCACTTTCGCGTAGCAGAATCGTTTGTTATCGACATAAAGCACACCGTTTTCGATCAGCAGTTTCATTTCAAGTCGTCGTGAAATTTAATGAATAGCCAGATGATCAGGCCGAATGAAGCGACGACTGTCAGGATGTCGAGCGCGCCGTGGAAGGTCATTTGATGTGCGCCATTGCCCATTCAACAAAACCCCACAAAGACAAGGCAGCGGCGACCATCATTGGGATAATCAGCTTGGAGCCTTTCCACAACGTGACCAGTTCTTCGATGGCCGGTTTAATCGTGGCCTCGGTCGCAATGTGTGCCGTGATGGTGTCGCGGATTTCGAGCAGGATTTTGTCTTGCGTGTCCATGCGCCGATGCAGGTTTTGTATAACTTCGTGATCTGTCATGTGATGGACGCGGCCATAGAAAAGCCCCACTTTATAAGTGGTCCTGATTTAACGATGTGGGGTGTAAAGCGGGGAAGGTAAAAGGGTTTACAGCGCGCCGCAGAGCATGAGCGCTTCCGACTCTTCGACCGGGCCAATGGGCAGCGGCTTGATGAATTGCGCTGGGACAACCCAGGCCGGGCGCGGCGATTTTTTAGCCTTGGCGCCGCCAGAGGTTGCCGGGATAACATCGGGCGGGGCTTGTGCCGGTAAAAGTAGGCTATACCAATGCGCGAGCATTTAGACAGTCCGTGACAGTTTGACCTTGACCTGCCCGGCGGCGACCGCCGTTGTGTCGGTATGGACCGCGTTTGCCGTGATGGCAATGCCGAGGCCGAGCGCGAATCGGAAACCGTGAAAACCGATATTAGGATTGGCCACGCCAGGCACACCGGAAACGGCAGCCGGCACCGGAATAATCATTTCAGGCACATCGGTGCCGACCGTTGGCGCTGTGGCTTTGTTATAGAGCTTGATGTAAGCCACCGTGGCGCCTTCGTTGGTGGCGTAGAAGGACGAGACATTGCTGGTGCCGGTTAGCACCAGGGCGCCGTTGGTGGTTGCTGCCGAGTTTAGAAAATACGGGGTGGCTGGGACGACCGGGTTTATGGTGCCGGCGGTGACCGTGGCGGTTACGGTACCGGACACCGGCTGGGTGCCGGTAACTTGCACGGCAGGGATTGGTTCGGTGGCATACGAACCGGGCAGCATGACATAAGCAGCGGTGCCGCTGGTGTGGGCCGTGGCGCGAATTCTGAACCATTTATAGGCGTTGACCGAGGCTTCCCAGCCATAAACCGGCGTGGCGGCCAGCACGCCCGAGGCGGTTTCTACGGTGTTGGCATTGGAGCGCACGACTTGCACGCCGTACCAGTTGCCGTCAGTGCCGTTTGTGCTGTTGTTGGAGTATTCAAAACTGATATTGTGACCGACCAGCGTAGTCGCCACCATGCTGATGGTGATATTGCTGGCGCGCTCGACATTGACCGGAATGGTTTGCGCGTTGGCCGTGATGTTGCCGGTGGTGGCGGTAATTGAACCCGGTTGCGTAGCGACTTTAAGGCGCCCAGTTTCATCCATGTTGAGGATGTTCAGGTCACCGTCTGCCACTGCGGTGGTGTCGGCATCGCGCCGCTTGGCCAGCATGATCTGGCCGGGGGCGCCATCCGAAAAGGGTGCGTTGTGGTTTGCGATGCTGGCGGCGATAGTCGTCATCAAGGCATTCAATGCGGCAACCGTTGCCTCGGTTGCTGCGCCCGCAGGCAATGGTAGGGCGGCGGCGCTGACTGGCTGGGTGGCCGGGTAAAACGTGCCTGATACCGGCACGGGGCTGGCGCGCAAGGCTTCATCGGTCAGCGGGGTGAGGTCGTTGCCTGCCGGGTCGGTAATGATGTTGCGCGGGAATAAAACCCCGGCGTTATCCTTTGCCGCCAGCGCAATATTGGCGTCGGTGCGGTCTTTGGTTAGTAGGTTATCGGACATCAGGCGTCAGCTTCGGTTTGTTTGGTCGTCTTGATGTTATTGTTGGCGTCGCGGATAACTTCGCTGGTGGTTTCGCGGGTCGGCATCGATGTAATGGCGATTTCTGACACCGCCGGCATGATGGCTTCAAAGTTTGCGGTTACTTCCGGGGCGGCGACGTTGACGTTGACGATTGGCGCGGGGACATTGACGACTTGCTCGCGCTCGTGAATTTCCGGGCTGAAATGATTGATTGGCGGTTCGTTAATGACGCGGATTTCGCCTTGATTGACGGTAACGGGCGCCGGGTGATTGTGTATATGCGTTTCGCCGGGCTTTTGGTTGGCCATTGATCTGGCAATGGCCAGCATGGCTTTGGTGCCGTCGTCTTGCGAGGCGGGTTCGGCAGGCTTGGCCGGTTCCGGTGCGTTAATCGCGGCATAGGCCGGCAAACCAGCGGCGGCGGCGGCAGCGTTGGCGCGGGAGAGGTCGGCGATGACGTCATCAAGGTCCAGCCCCATCTGGCCGGCGATGGCGTAGGGGCTGGATAGCCCGGCGCGGATGGCGGCGAGGCTGGCTTCTATGTCTTTTAGCGGGTCGACCCATGACCAGCGTCGGGCTTGCCAGTAGTGGCTGGCAAATTTTTCGTATTTGGCAAGCGGGAGCGCCGAGCCGTTGGGCAGCGAGATGGCGCCATTGAGCAGCGCCAGGCGTAGCCATTCTTCGTAAAGCGGGGTGAGGAATGATTCGATCATCCAGCTTTGCAGGGTCATCCATTCGTCGCGCTCGTTGATAACGCCGCTGCGAATGCTGGAATAATTGACGCCTTCGAGGTCTTCGGCCAGCGTGTTGTAGCTGACGCCTAGGCCGGTTGCTATGCGGCGCAGGTGCGCTTTGACAAATTCGCCATAGGTGGCGCTCGGGTAGGTGGAGTCGTAGGCGCGGAAATCGTAACCTTCCGGCAGGGTGTCGTATTGGCCCGGCACGCTGACGGCAATCGGCTCGCCGTTTTCTTCGGCGTCCATCATCGGCGGCTCGCCATTCGGGGAGACAAAGAAGCCCAGCGTGTCGGCGCCTTTGCGGGCGGCGATCATGGCACTTTTGTTGTATTCCTGAAGGTCATGCAAACTTTTGATGACGGCATGCGCCCATGGGATGCCCCGCGTTTGCTCGGGGCGCTCTAACAAATAGCGGTGAATAATCTGGTCTGCCGGGATGCGTTCGCGGATGCGGTTGCCGTTGCCATTGGGGTGCGACTTGAACAGGTGATAGGCGACCGGGCGGTCGAAGGCGTCGAGTTCAATGCCCATGCTGATACGGTTTTGGGCGCTGTTCGGGGCGACGTTGTGCTGGGTATCCAGGCGGTCAATGTCAATCAACTGCAAGCCGAGGCCGTAAGGGTTGTTTGCTGTTTTGCCTACGCTTTTGCGCAGGATGAATTCGCCGTCACGGGCGAGCGCTTTGACGATGGCGCGGGTGAGGTCGACAAAGCCCATGCGCCCTGATGTTTCGCAAACGCGGGACCATTTATACCAGGCGGCCTCAATGGCATCGTTGGCCCACTTGTCTTGTTGGCCGGGCGTGTCTTCGACGCGGGCTTGAAGAACAAAACCTTGCGGGCCAACGATGTTATTGACGCACATCTTGAGCCATTTTTTAACATAGTCATTATTGTTGGCGAGGTCACGGCTGCGGGCGCGCAGGCGGTCGATGTCGCTTTTTAGCTCGTTGTCGATGCTGCTTTGTTCGGTGATCCAATCGGCGGTGAAGCGATTGATGGCGGCGGCGTCGAAGCGGCGGCGCTGCGTGTTGGCTTTTTGGATGGTTTTGCCGTGGAATAGCCCGGTAATGCTGCTGAGAATACCCATTTAACCCCCGAAACGAACCAGAACGCGACGGCGGGCCGGCAGACCGGCGGCGAGTCGGGCGGCTTGGTCTTCTTTGGCGACTTCGCGCCGTAGCTTTTCAATTTGCTGCCAGATTTCGGCGGCATTGCGGAATTTCATGCGGCGCCCGGCGATTTCGTATTCAGCAACGTGGCCTTGATTGTTGCTCAAGTAATCGATGTAGCAACTTTCGAGCGCTTCCAGCGCCTTGCGCATGCCGCTGCGGTTGTCGAGCGTGACGGCGGTGGCGAAATTGGGCTTGATGCTGACGCGCCCGGTGCCGACGGTGTAGCGCTCGCCGGCCTTGCTGACGCTGGCCTGCCAATCGTAATCGCCTGCGTTGTAAGCTGCCGTGCTGACGGCGCTGACGCTGATGGCGTGGTCGTCACCCGAGGCCGAGCCGGCGATGGTGATTTTGTGCGCCGCGTTGAGCAGCACATAGGAAAGCACCCAGCCGGCGCTGGCTGGGTAGTCGGCGAGCGTTTTCGTCCATGCGACGGAATCGCCGGACGTAATTGCTACGGGTTCGGTGGTATTGATGGCCATATACGCGCTAGGTTGCCGCAGGGCGTGTAAAGCGGGGAAGGTAAAAGGGTTTACAGGCCATTGACGATTTGATACACGCGAATTCTTGAGATGCCGTAGCGCCGGGCAAGCAAGGCGACGCGCTCGCCGGCTTTCCAATCGCGGATGATGCTGCGGTTACGGGCGGTCATCTGGCACAGGGTGACTTCACTGGACCGGCTGATATACACCCGCTCGCCTTCGTAGTCGGTCTTGATGCTATCCAGCAAGGTCGCCGCGATCATGCCGGCGGTTTCCGGGGTGATGCCGATTTGGTGCAGTTGCACTACTAGGCGGGATTTCATGTCGTCTAAAAAATCTGTCACGTTTAATCCTTTAGCGGGAAACAACACGGCGGCGCGGGCGGCCTTTGTGGGTGGGCGGTGGCGGGATTTGGGCGGGGGTTGGTACAAATGCAGGGATTTCATCCGGTTCCAGCATGGCGGCGCGGCGCTTCCAGTCGGCTGCCTTCCATTTGTGCAGATATAGCTCGGGGTGGTGGCTGGCAGCGATGGCATAAACGTGGGTGTCCAGCACCTCGTTGCGTTTGCCTTTTTTGAGTTCCCAGCGGTTTTTGCGCGGGTTGAAGGTTTCCGACACTTGCTGGTCGTAGAACCACGGCTCAAGCTCTTGCGAGTAATGCACCTTGCGCTCGCCTGGGTCTTTGTCGTTGTCGCCGTTGATGCGGTTGTAAATCCAGTGTTTGGCGGTGTCGGCGCCAACCGTATAAAGTGCGACGCCTTTTTTGATGGTTTGGCCGCGCCAGTTGACGTCCTGGTGCGATGGCTTTCCGAGGATGACGCGCCCGGTGGTGCTGGCGCCCTTGATGGCGATCAGCCGGCGGGCTTTGGCTCGGCGCACGTAGGCATAGACGGCGTGCGTGTGGTGGCCGCCGGTATCGATGGCGCTGGCCTCAATGCGCAGGGCGCGGCCATAGTCGTTGGTGAATTCTGCCGTCAGGTAGTCATCGAGCGCGTTCCACACGCGTTCCTCTGCCGGGTTGCCGTGAATAACGTGGTAGTCAATCGTCCACTCCTTCTCACCGGCGCCCCAGCCCATGATGCGGACTTCAAGGCGGTCATCCTGGGTATCAATGCCAGCGGTCAGCACCAGGGCGCCGCGTGGCACATGGCGCAGCGGGTATGGTTCGGCGCGGGCGGCGAGCAGGTTGGGTTTGACTTCGTGCGAGCGGTCTGCCCAGGTTTCGCCGAGGCGGGTATTCACAAAGCGCATCAGCTTGGCGGGATCGTCTTGCGCTTCGATCCATTCTTCGGCCAGCTCCACCCACGACAGGCCGAGGCCGATTGGCGAATAGATGGCGCTGATATGGTAGCTGCGCCATGGGGCTTCGTGATTTTCAGCCAGCCAGCGCCCGCCGGTGAGCATGGCCGGTTTGTGGTGTTCTTCGATTTCGGCGCCGCATTCTTCGCAGATATAGGCGGCGCGGGTGACGCGCTGGCCGGTCTTTTGCCAGCGCACGTTGGCCCATTTGAGGTGCTGGCGCTCGCCGCAATGCGGGCATGGCACATAAAAGCGGCGGCGGTCGCCAAGCTCGAACTGTTCCTCTATGCGGCTGGCGTCTTTCATAGTCGGCGAGCTGACGACGAACAGCTTGCGGTCGTGAAAGGTGGTGAGGCGCACTTCGAGCAGGCCGAGCGGGTCGCCTTGCAGGGTTGACCAGTCGTATTCGTCGATTTCGTCGGCGATGGCGTAGCGCAGCGAGGTGCTTTTGAGTTCGGAGGTGGAGCCGGCGGTTTTGAAGTAGAGAATGCCGCCGGTGAAGCGTTTGCGCGAGGCGTTGTTGTCGCTTGAGCGGTTGCTGCGCTGCGCCATGACGGCGGCGATGCAGGGCGTCTCGCGGCTCATCGGGTCAAACTTTTGTGATGACCAGTCTTGCAGCGATTTCTCGGTGGGCATGACGACGGCGACCGGGCCTTTGGCGTGCGCCATGATGTAGCCGAGCCAGTTGGAGCCGGCCTCGGTGCCGCCGACCTGCGATGATTTCATGAACACCACCTTGCGCTCGGTGGATTCTTCCGAGAGGGCATCCATGATTTCGCGCAGGTAGGGCGTGCGGGAGGTTTTCCACGCCCCGGCCTCGGCGCTGCCTTCACCGGACAGCACCCGATTCGCGTCGGCCCACTCGGATACGGTGAGCGGGGCTTTCGGGCGCACGGCACGGCGGGCGGCGCGGTAGGCTAGGAGGTGGGCGGGGGTCATAGTGCGTTAGAAGTCTTTGTGTTGTCCGTACTAACGAAAAACCTGCGCTCGTTTGCGTCGAGATTCAGCGGACTTGCTTCTCCGCTCATAAACACAAAATTCTGTTTTGGCTGCATCCTCACAATAAGCACTTCTTTTGCCCATGATTTACCTTCGAGATACATGCCAACATTGAAAAACTTGTTCTTTTCTAGGTTAAAAATCACCTCAGTTCCGTCGTAATCGGAAACCTTTACCCGTTGCGCTTTTGCTTGCGTAATTTCGTGACCATCGCTTATTAGTAGCAAGTCACCTTCTTTTACCTGATTGATCTTTAATAGCGGCTCAATCTGCATTTCTATCCCCTTTACGTGTAAGTGATTGCATTGGATTCGGTTATTCTCTTGAAACAACTATTGGAGAAATTCCGTAGGTAAGCGTCGTGTTTTCAAACTTACAGCCACCCCCCGGCATAAAATCAGGCGCATCAATTCGCCCTATTTCGTCCTCATCGTCCCAGGCGTAATCTTCGCGACAAATCTGATACTGAATGCCATGCGCAAAACCGGCGCCGGTAGTACATAAAAACGCCAAGTCGCTAACTTCAAATTCAGCGAAAATTCCCGTGTTTTCTCTGTGCATTCCACTCATTCTTCACTCCCCATCTGATTCAAGCGTTTCGTAAATTCGCGCTCCATATCTGCGAGCGCGGCGTGGACTTCTTGTTTGAGCGTGGCGCGGATGCCGTCGAGGTCTTTGCCGACGAGTTCCGGGGCGGTGCGGTGCGGCAGGTTTTCGAGCGCCTGGCGAATGACGCTGGTGACGTCTTCAATGGCTGCCGAGGCATCGGCCTTTTCGATCAGCTTGCCGATGGCGCGCTCGTAGTCGAGCTTGGCCTGCATGGCGGCGAATTTTTCTTTGACGGCGCGCGCGGCCTGGTAGCTGTTGCCAATTTTCTCGGCATTTTCGGCGTTGACCGCAACCGGCGGCGCGGCGCGCTCGGCTTGCCAGCGTTCTTTGACGTCGTCGCGGTTGGGGTCGGATGTTTCGGCAATGCGGGCGCGGCTGGCTTCGACGTCGACCTTGTCGCCGGCCATGACCAGCCGACCGGCTTGCTTGAGGCGCGTGATGTAAGCGCGGTCGCGGCTCTCCATGCGGGCGAATTCGGCTTGGGTGACGGTGGTCATTTGGCAGCCCCGGCCAGGCGGCCGCGCTCGGCGGCGATGACGTCGGCCAGATCAGCGTTAAATTCGGCGTCATTAAATTCGGCCTCGTACCACGGATGCCGGCGCGGGGCCGGGAGCAGTAGCAGGTCGGGCCGGAAGGCGGGCGGGCGGTCGATGGACGGCTCCCAGGTGGCCAGCGCTTCGTCTTGCTCGACGCCGCCGACAAAGCCCCCGGCCACAAAGCCGGCCACTACGGACACCAGCAGGCCGACGCCGAGCGGGGCCAGTTCGCGGCGCCAGAGTTCTTCGGCGGTGTCGTCCGGGCGGATGAAGACGTGGCGCTGCGCCAAGACGCTGCCGCCGTCCATTTTGTTCGACAGGCGATAGACGCTGCCGCCGGTGACGCGCTCGCGCATACGCACGGCCCAGCGCACGGCGTCGCGGCCACGGTGCAGCGGGAGCAGCGAGGGGTGGTAGCCAATGCCGCCAAAGCGGGCGCGCAGGCGGGTTTTTTCGCCGATGAAGTCGTGCGAGTGGGCGGCGATAATCAGGTCAACGCCGCCCGGCATGGTGCCGGCCTTGAGTTTGCGGATAACCGGCACGCCGTGGCGCAGCGCTTTGGCTTCCAGCTTGTCGCCATCCGGGGCGCAGACGGCGACGACGGACACGCCCGGCAGCGCGTTAATGGCCGTGAATACCTCGGCACCGAACCATTTTTGACCGGCGATCAGAACGTTCATGCGGCGAGACTCCTTTGCATTTTGAAGCCTTGAACGGCGCGGTGGTGGCCGCCGTAGCCGTTTGAAGCCATAGCGCCCTTTCCTTTGCTAATTGTCGCGGCGCTTTTTCCTTTATGGCCCCCGCCCATCATTTGCGAAACCTGAACCCACCTTTTATCGCGGCGCAGCGCGGCGCACAGGCCTGGGTGGCTGGTGTGAAAATAAACGGCCTTGGTGCGCTCGTTGAATTTGTTGGCGTCGGTGAATTGCAGGCGGCAGACTTCATTCAAAAAGCGCAGTCCGACGCCAGCGCCCTGCCATTCCGGCATGACCACCATGCGGCAGGCGCGCATGCCGCCGACTTCCAGCCGGGGCGAGGCGGCGATATGGCACACGGCCTCGCCATCGACAAAACCGACGTAATACTTGGCGGCGACCATGCGCGGCAGCTTCAAATAGTGATGCGGTTCAAACATTGGCCAGTACGAGCCGTCCGTCTGGAAAACTTCGAGGTCAAACTTTGGCCGTCGCCAAAGTGACCCCCGTTGCAATTCGCCGGAGCGCGTGTCGAAAACCCAATCCGGCTCGACCCAATCCAGAATGTCGTAGTGGCAGGACAGCAGAATGGCTTGACCACCGCCGCGCTTCCATGACTTGCTGAACGCGCCCGCGCCGACTTTGGCGATTTGGCGGTCAACGACCGAGGTGAATTCGTCAATGATGACGCGCTGGTTGCCTTCGGCAATGATGCGGGCGAGGCCGGCGCGGAATTTTTCGCCGTTGCTCAAGGCGTGAAACGGGCGCAGCCAGGCCGGCACGGAGCCAAGGCCCACGGCGGAGAGCGCGCCGGTGACGTCGTCAAAGCTGCCGGCGGGCGCGATGGCTTCGACAATGGGTTTGTCTGACGGCCAGCCGGCGTCGCCGTCGTAAATGCCGACGTCTGCCCAGATGGCGCGACCGATTGAGGTTTTGCCGGATCCGCTGGGGCCGACGACAACGCCGATTTTCCAGTCGCTATCCTCCAGCGGGAGGTCGGCGTCGAGCGCGAAGTTGGCGCCGCTGTCGCAGTTGAACAGGCTTTTTACGCGGGCGGCGCGGTAGCTGTTGAAGTCGGAGCAGTTGTTGCGGATTTCGATTTTCATGTCAGTTCACCAATACTTTGCAGGCCAGCCCCATGCCGACCAGTTTTTCGTAGGTTTGCGCCTGGTGCGCTTCGCCGCTGCACTCGACCAGAACGGCGAATTTTTCCTGATAGACGATGCCGGGGTCGGGCGCTTTTTCTTGCGGCGGGGCGGCGTCTAGCTGCGCCATGAGGTCGTCAATGTCGCCGAGGTCAAAGCCGGTGAGTTCGAGATCGAACCCCATGCTTTGCAGGTCTTTGAATTCCAGCGCGAGCATTTCTTCATCCCAGCCGGAATTCAGCGCCAGTTTGTTGTCGGCGATGACATAGGCGCGCTTTTGCGCTTCGCTGAGATGCGACAGGCGGATGCACGGCACGTCGGCCAGCGCCAGTTTGCGCGCAGCCAGCACGCGGCCATGGCCGGCGATGATGCCGCCGTCGGCGTCAATCAGCACAGGGTTGGTAAAGCCGAATTCTTTGATGCTGGAGGCGACTTGCGCCACTTGTTCGTCGCTGTGCGTTCGGCTGTTGCGGGCGTAGGGAATGAGGCGGTCGATGGGGAGGTTTTCGATTTTCACAGGCCACGTTCTTTCAGTAGTTTGTCGAGGTACATGGGGAAAGCGCGGTTGAAGGTTTCAATGGCTTTCTTTTCGGCGATGCCGTAGAAGTCGAGGCGGCGCTTGTAGGTTGGCATGCGCACAAAGAACATGACGGGCTTGATGGCCGAGCCGTGTGCGAAGGTGAAGCGCTGGTAAATGCCGGGCGCTAACTTGCCGTGCTTTTTTTGCAGGACAAAGTATTCAAAGCCTTTGGTGCCGTTCTTTTTGTCTTTGGCGAGGCGGGCGCGGGTTTTGTCGGTGCTGTTGGCTTTATAGCCTTGTTGGCCGAATGACTTGAACCAGGCCATGATCTGCACGATCTGGCTTCCCGGCATGTTGCCGTATTGGTCTTTGGCCGCGCCTGGGCCGGGTACTATGGCCATGCCGCTGGGCAATACACCAGCGCGTTGCAGCGCGATTTCGTGCCGTTTGTATTTGCGCTGACCGCCGTATATTTCGGCCTGCAATACTTTGGCGACGGTGACGTTGGTTTTGTTGCCCCACTGGTCGAAGTCGATGGATGATTCAAGGCGGTCTTTGCGCGCCTTGACGTAGCGCACGCCGCCCATTACCCATGGGGTCGGGCGGTCAAATACCTGCGCCATGGTTTTTTTAGTTTCTTGCGCGCCGGCATAGGCGGCATCGTTAAGCGCGGCGACGGCGGCGACTTTGATTTTGTTGTCAGCCAGCCCACGCAGGCGGGCTTTTAGCGCATCCATGCCGTCCATCTTGACGTCGATTTTCATCGCCCTGCCCTTTCTCGCTTTTGGTGGTCTTGCAGGCAATCGCGCCAGGCTTCGCAAGCGGTGCCGCGGTTGGTTTTGGTGGCGTAGTCACACCCCGTGCAGATTTCGCCAACGTAGTCGCGCTGCGGTTGGTTGCGGGCGATTGCCAGGCAGAGGGCGCGGTCGAGTTGTTCGCGCTCTTGGCCGCGTTCGATGTCGTCCATTATTTTTTACCTTTGCTGTTTGCGTTTTGCGGGGCGCTGGCGCGATTTAACGGGCCGATGCATACATCGGCAAGGCTGACGGCTTTTATCGCGTCGTAGGGCAGCGGCGTACCGACGCTGTGGCCGTTTTCTTTGGCGTAAAAGGTGGGCTGGCCATCGATGCCGGCACGAACGGACTTTTCTATCTCGGCTTCAGGAAACTCAAGCCGGAAATCGTCAATGATTGCCGTGGTGAATGGCATGGTTTGGCGTAGGGGTTTGGCCATTGGGCTGGTTTCCATGGTTTTCCACGGCATTCCACCGGCTGTTTTTCTAAAACATGCCTGTGAACCCTTTATTCCACTCATTCCACGGTGTACACGGTTAATTGTTACGTGCGCGAGATTATTAAATGTGTGGCGTGTGGTCGTTTTGCGTTGCGTGTACGTGTACGTGCGCGCTTGACCGTGGAAGCCGTGGAATGAGTGGAATAAAGGCGCGGAGGCCGTGTTTTTTTGAATACTGGCGTGGAATGCCGTGGAATTATTGAGGTGCATTGATGATTTCCTCGAATGCAAAGAAGCCTTCTGTTAGCCAGCGCTGCTTTGTTTTGGCTTCGGCGCTAATGACTTCGGCGCTGGCCATGATTGCCCGGTCAAATGCTTCTTCTGCCGGGATGACCATTTTTCTGTTTTTCTTTTCGGCGCTATTGAGATCGGCGAAGGTGGCGCATGAGTTGCCGGCCTCCCATCCGTTTAGGCCGTGAATAAAACTGATAAATTGGTTCATATCTCGCGGCCTGGCGACAAGTGATGACCTTGCCCAGCGGGCGTAGGCGGTGTGTAGCTGCGTGCCGGTGCATGGGCAGAAGGGCAGGCGCTTGCCGCCGATTTCTACGCTGCCGCTGATCCATTCTTCAACAAACACTTGCTCGCTTGGCGCGCTGGCCATGATCAGGCGGCGTTTGCTGTCTGTCATGGGCGGGTGTTTCTTTGGGTTGAAGTTGTCGAGCGGGCGGGTTTTCAGGAAGTAGAAGAAGGCAGCGACGCCGCCGTTGTTAATTTCTTCGTAAAGTTCTTTGTAAAACTTGCCGGATAACGGGTTTGGCGTTTTGATGACCAAAAAGCGGCGGTCATCACGGTCCAGCGGCATGGGGATTGTTTCGTTGGATAGAATGGCGAAGTTCATGCGGTTTCTAATTGGCCGCGCCACCGAGTTCTTTTCGTTGCTGCGTATCCAGTCGCCGGTGATCAGGTCTTTGACTTCGCCCTTGACGTGCCACACATCAGACGATGCGGCGATTTCTTCGCATTTAACGGCGAGGGTTTTTTCTACCCAATCGGAGTTGAATTTATCCTCAAGGGCGCGCTGGTTCAGGGTCTTGCTGTAACTGCCGAAGATGTCCTGCCATACGTTGAACAGGGTTGATTTACCTGTACCCTGCCCGCCTTGCATGATGATGGCCGAGCCGAGCTTTACGCCGGGGTATTGCACCTGGTACGCCATCCAGTCCAGCATGAATTCGCAGGCTTCGACGGCGTTGCTTTCGGCGCTGCATAGGTAATTGGCGAGGTCTTTGATGTTTTCACAGTCACCTTGTACGGCTTCCATTTCAAACCCGCGCCAGGTGTTGAGCTTGATGGTCGGGTCTTTTTCGGTTGGGTCAAACCCCACTTCATCAATGAAGTAAGCGCCGCGTGTGATCCAGACCGGATGACGTTTGATGTCATCGCCCCGCACACCCGCCGGCAACAGCGCCACCATTTGCGAGCGCTTGACGACCTTGTTTGTCCAGTAGTCGAACACGTAATCGCCAGTGCCATCATCCACCGGAACGAAACGATCAACGATGTCGTCGAGGTCCATGATCGACTGCGCACTGCGCTTTTCATCGCTCTCCCCTCCCCCCTGCGCCGCGCCGCCCCGACTTTGGGCGCGGCCAATCGACCAGCCAAGTGCCGTGAGGTGGGCTTCGATCTGCGCACAGACGGCGCTTTCGCCTTCTAGCAGGTGCAAGTCGTTGAAATCGGTCGGGCCTTTGGTGTCGGTGGGGCGCTCGGCCTTGAAAACCGGAAAAATTACCTCGCCGGAGACTGCCAGGGCGGCGTTTCTTGCCTTGGAAATGCCGGGGTTGCCTTCTGTCAGGTAATCATCATCTGCACAAATGAGAATATTTGCGCGTCTGTACTTTGCGCGAAGGTTTTTTGCCACCGGCAGCATGTTGCCGGCGTTAAAAGCAACGGCGACCGGCAGCTTGGTTGCCTGGTAAATGCTGGCGGCAGTGGCAAAACCTTCAGCAATGAGCAGGGTTTTGTCAGGTATTCCACCAATCAGGAAAAAATGGCCCTTAACGGCTAGACCTTTTGGCCAGAAATCCTTATCACGATTCTGTTTTTTCTTCGCATAAATTACCTGAAGGCCATGCACCCGTCGCTCGGTATCGTGAAGCGGCAAAATAAAGTTGCCGGCATCAGTGAAACGGCCACCGTGCGATTCAACGCCTTTGCGCTTCAGGTATTCGGACTGGTCGCGACTGCCTTCTTTGCAATGACCACGCCAGGCTTTGTCAGCCGCAGCGGCGGCGACTTCGTGCCGGTGCTTTTCAATCGCATCAGCGCGCTTTTTGTCGGCGGCTTGTTTGACCCGGATGGCTTCGCGCTGTTCGTCGGACATCTTGTGCGCTTTGCCATCGACGTTCAGCTTGATCTTATGTACAAATTCGCCAGCGCCAACCCACCAGCCAAACGAACCGACTAGCGCCGGGCGGCCATCATCAAGATGGATGGTGAAAAGTTTAAACCATCCTTTTTGCGTGACATTGTCCACCTTTGTGCGGACACCGCCGGGCTTCTCGCTATCGATGCCGATGGCCCAGCCTTCCTTCGGTTTATTAAAACCGTGGTCAGTTAGCTGGCCGATAGCATCATCGTAGTTTATCCACTCCATCCTAATAATCCCCGTTGACTATGCCGTAACCCCACCCACACCACAAAACTCGGGGTGCGAATTACCCGCGAGGGAAGGTGTTGGGTAGTACCTTTTAACCGGCATGTTGTTGTGTTGTTGCGCCACGTTGTTGTGCGCACGCTCTCTGCCTATCGGCGCCATGGGGCGCGGGGCTTTATGGTTGCTGTTGTTGGTTGTGGTGCATTGCCTTGCACACCTTGGCATGCATGCATTGCTCGTCGGCCCTATGCTTAGTTCCATAGAGGTAGAGTTCGAGGGCGATACGAATGACGTCACTTAACTTGCGGTCGTTGTGCATGGCTATGTCTTGCAGGTCACACTTCAGGGTGTCGGACATGCGCACCGTGACTTCGACGATCTTCTTTTCCATTGCACAACCTCAGAATAAAAAGACCATGCCCGAGGGCATGGTTAAAGCGCTTGACCCGGAGGGGGAGACGACGGGGGATAGGTCAAGCGGCAGAGAGAAGGTGGCCAGCATGTCAGGCGGCCTGCTGTTGGTTGCTGATCTGGCCAGCAAACAGATGCGGATAAGCCAAGCGCAAATACATCAGGCGCGCATCGGGGATGCCCTCGTTGCGCCATTTCGATACCGCTTGGCTGGATACATTGAACAGCTTGGCGACGGCTGTATTGCCACCTAACTGGTCGATGATTTGGGAGTCGTTATGTCTCATGCGCACCATTGTAACCATAGTTGCACTACAAACGCAAACCATAGTTACTTATTTTTTGGCGATGATGGTTACATGGGAAATAAACTAGCCGAACGCTTCAAAGAAATACGCACCGCTGCCGGGGATACGCCGGCCAAAGCGGCGGAGAAGGTGGGCATATCGCGCCAGGGTTACAACAAGTGGGAGAGCGGCGACACCAAGAACATGACGCTCAACAATTTGCTGATCTTCTGCGAAAAGTACAACGTCGAGGTCGAGCCGTTGATTCGCTGCGTCAGCAATACCGGGTCGGTGCAATACGTTCAGGATGCCCGGCCAGCGCTTAACGCCAACGAACCGGCGCCGGTCAATGTGATTGGCTTCCCCAATCCGCTAATCGTCGAGCTGCAAACCATCGCCACCAAGATCAGCCCCGCCGGCCTTAATCGATTGATTGAGCGCGCCTCGCAACTAGCTGAAGACTACCCCGCCGAGAGCTTAGGAAAGGATGCGTCATCACACTAGCGGATTGGCGCAGCGGGAAGATATGACAAATAGCATCTATGCCATAGGCAATAATTCACGATTTGCATATTGATTGCATGACAGCATCAAAGTAGCATCCGGCATTTACCCAAGAGAACGACCATGGAACTAGCCCCGTTCATTACCTTGATGATTGCCGTGTTCATCTATTTTGTGCCGGCCGCCACCGCACACAGCAGGAAACACCCCAACACCACCGCCATATTTGCGCTTAATTTGGTATTAGGCTGGACAATACTCGGCTGGATTGTCGCGCTGCTATGGGCATACACCAAGCAGGCCACGCCAGCCCAGGTCGAGTCACCCGATACGCACGTCAAATGCCCGGATTGCCGTGAACTGGTGCTTAAAGAAGCCCGTAAATGCAAGCATTGCGGGTGCGCATTGATACCGCAGTAACCGGCCAAAACAAGAAAGCCGCTCGTCAGCGGTTTTTTTTCGTCTTTGTGTGCAACTATGGTTGACGTCATCATTCCTTTGTGTAACTATGGTTACGTGTTCAAACAAACCGAGCCAACCATGACCAACGACACGCAACAGATGAAAGCCTTTTACCAGCGCACCGGCTTGTCGTTTCTTGGCTTCACGTTTGAGCGCGCAATGCAGACACCGGCTTTACGCATCGCAATTACCTGCGGCGCCAAGGCCAGCAATCAGGGAAAACCGGCGCCCGTTCAGCCGGCGTTGATTTAACCGGGGGCAACATGAAAACCACCCTAAAAACCGCGTTGACCGTAACAGGTCGCTTAATCAAGCGTGCCGCCTTGTGGATTCAAATCCGGGCGCTTGAAACGACGATGGCAGGCC